AGTGTTGGTGATACGGTCGGCGGTAATGCTACGTTTGTAAATAGCTTTTCAATCACTGTAGCCTCTGGTGCTGGACGTAAATATCCCACTACTGAAGCAGGTGGTGCATTGGCTTGGGCAGACATTGGAACCGCGGACAAGAGAATCACTTGGACAACTACTGGCGCAACAAATGCTGGTGAAATTCGAGTAACGATTTTGTATCAGCAAAACGCTAACCTCGCTTAAAGGAGGTTTACATGGCTGGTTCTGATGTAAGAGCGATCCGTCTGACTGCCACCGGCTCTGCCGGTGTCGGTCCTGCACGTATTCGTCAAGTTCAAGTTAAAACAACGACAGGTTCACCGCGCATCACTTTTACCAACGGTAACGGTGGCGCAACAGTGTTGGACATGGATTTGGACGCTTCAGATACACACTCCGTTAACATTCCAGATGAAGGTATAAGGGTCAGTGACGTTTATATTTCGGTGTTTACTGCGTGTACGTCTGTAACGGTATTCCATAGTTAGAGGTATAAAATGGCATCTGATGTAAAAGCAACATACTTAACCGCGTCAGGAGCCGTTTTTGCTGGTCGAACTCGCGTTAAAGCTATTCACTACCAGTGTGGATCAAGTCCCACATTAGTTTTAAAGAATGGTTCTGACGCTACTGGAACTACTTTCCTGACATTAGCTTTTGCGAATAACACTGATGACAACGTTTACGTTCCAGACGAGGGCATGTTGTTCCCGGATGGTTGTTTTGCTGTTTTGACAAACGTGACAAACGCAACGGTGTTTTATAACTGAGGTTTGAGATGGCAACTACCAAAGACGTTACGAGAACTCCGTCAGGTCGCATAAAATATAGGGGTGAAACGTTTGCCGGATTTAACAAACCAAAAAGGACGCCGGGGAAAGCGAAAAAAAGCGCCGTCCTCGCAAAAAAAGGCAGCGAAATTAAGCTCGTCAGGTTTGGAGACAGTAAAATGTCTATCAAAAAAGACCAACCCGCCCGGAGGAAAAGCTTTAGAGCCCGTCACAACTGTGACACGGCGAAAGACAAATTTAGCGCCAGATACTGGTCGTGCAAAGCGTGGTGAGGATTGGATGACCGTGAAAGAAGTTTTAGCTAAGTTGGAGAAACACGAGGCTGAATGTAATCTTAGATACCAGAGGATAGAGGAGAGGTTAGACGAGCATAAAAGCTCGTTATCGGCCTTGGACGTTAAACTTTGGGCATTGGCGGTACTGATTATAATTGCACCTTTTGTGCAGAAATTTTTAGGGTGACGCTGTGGCTTACTCAAAAAAATCCAAAAAGGCTTCTTCTAAAAGCAAGGGAAGCAAGATATGCCCCAAAGGAAAGGCGTGGGCCGAACGTACTTTTGACACTTATCCTAGTGCTTATGCCAACATGGCAGCCTCTAAATATTGTAAAGACCCTAACTATGCAAAAAAAAGTAAGGGGAAAAAGTAATAATGGGCAAGTTAAAGGATTGGGTAGATGAAGATTGGGTCAGAATTGATAGCCAAGGCAATATCGCAGGTAAATGCGGTACTTCAAAAAATAAAAAAAATCCTGATAGGTGCCTACCTCGATCTAAAGCTAATAGTCTTAGCAAGTCTGAAAGGGCTTCGACGGCTCGTAAAAAGAAGCGTGAAGGCGCTAAAGGGAAGCAAGTGGTTTCAAACACCAAAGCCGCCAAAGTGGTAAAAAAAGGTAATGGCGGAGTCATTGCTAGGGGTTGCGGTAAGGTATTAGAAAACCGAAGAAAAAAAACAAAAGGGGCTGTGAGTCGATCATGAACGTAGCTTTTTACAACGAGCCCGTAGAAAAAGCCATTGTGCAGGAAATCATGCAGTGGTCTACAGAGGTGTTGGAAAAGCCTAGCCCTTACTACAACGATTTGCCCCCGTGTCCCTACGCTAGAAAAGCGTGGATGGAAGATAAAGTTGCCATCTTGTTTAAGTATGACGATTCTTATCAGACCTTATACTCGTGTATTTCACAATTCGATGACAATTTTGAGCTTGTCGTTATTGTAGATTTAGCTAACGACAAAGAACCTGAAGCTTTTCATGACTACTTTTATGCAATGAACGAATTTATTGCTGCGGGTACTTTTATTGATAAAGACATATGGTTGATGGGTTTTCACCCAGATGACGAGGTGACCGAAGCCTCCGAACAAACCGCCATTGAAGCATTGACTGATACCGAATACAGCATGATATTCGTACAACGATTGTCCAAGCTACAAGAAGCAGCAGACAAGTTGGACAAAAAGGGATATTATGATAGTTATGATGGCGAATACAACGCTTGTGAGATATTTGATAAGCGAAAGCAATTATATAGGAGACTGAAAAATGGCGATGAAACCTCGTAAAGTAAAAGCCCCCGTCAAGAAAATGCGGATGGGTGGAATGGCAAAAACGCAACCTATGAAAAAAGGCGGAACTGATTTAGCTACTCTTAGAAAGATGGCTAAAGACAAGGGTTATAAACTGGTTAAAAGCTAATGACTGTTTCTAATAGCAAAGATTTTGAACTGGACGTTGCTGAGTACGTTGAAGAAGCGTTTGAGCGATGCGGCCTTGAGGTGCGTACTGGTTACGACCTGAAGACAGCGAAGCGTTCGCTTAATCTTTTGCTGGCCGACTGGGCTAACCGTGGGTTGAATCAGTGGACCATTAAACAGCGTTCTTTAACTCTTGTGCAAGGCACGGGAGAATACAACCTGAGTGGCGATATTATTGACGTATTGTCTGTAATTATCCGCAGAGACGGTACAGATTATGCTTTAGAGCGTTTGAGTCGTGATGAATATCTGACAATTCCGACAAAAACGACACAAAGCAGGCCTAATCAGTTCTTTTTAGACCGTCAAATTACTCCAAACCTTAAAATTTGGCCTGTCCCGCAGAATAGTACGGACGTTATCTACTACGATGCACTTACTCGTATGGACGATGCGGACGTTTACACCAACACAATGGACTTACCTTTCCGGTTTTATCCGTGTTTGGCCGCAGGATTAGCCTATTACATTGCTTTGAAGAGGGCTCCAAACAGAGTTCAGATGCTTAAAGCTATGTACGAAGAAGAATTTGATAGGGCTGCAACAGAAGATAGGGATAGGTCTTCCTTTAATGTTGTACCTAGATACGAATATTATAGGACGGGCTGATGGCTAAATTCGCATCTGGTAAAAACTCATACGCTATTTCAGACCGCTCTGGTTTCAGATACCCCTACAAGGTGATGAAAAAAGAGTGGAACGGCTTGCTTGTGGGTCCAGATGAGTATGAACCAAAGCAGCCTCAACTTGGTCCTTTTAGAACCGTGTCTGATCCGCAAGCTTTGCAAAACGCAAGGCCTGATTCAGATAACCCTACCAGTGCTTTTTTGATAGTTACCACAAATGGCATTGTCTATTTAGGTAATGGCAACTGGAGTACGGCGGGAACGGCTGAAATGCCTTCAGAATTAGATATAACTGACGCTTTACAAGGTGCCGTGGGCACCGTATCGGTGGTGACACCATGAGTTTTACATACGATCAGCTAAAAACAGCGATACAGGACTACGCAGAGAACGATGAAACGTCTTTTGTGAACAATTTGCCTGTATTTATACGTCAGGCAGAGGAAAGAATACTCAAAAACGTGCAGTTAAGCCTCTTTCGTAAGAACGTCAGCGGCAATATGACGCAGGCTAACCAGTATTTGGCTTGTCCTAGTGACTTTTTAGCTCCGTTTTCGCTTTCTTTTGTAGATGCTAACAGCGACAGGACGTTTTTAGAGTTTAAGGACACTGATTTTGTACAATCTTTTAACCCAGACCCGGCAACGACGGGTAATCCGCGTTTTTACGCGGTGTTTGACATTGATAATTTTATTCTCGGTCCTACTCCCGACGCTGCAAGGGCCGTGGAGCTACACTACTTCTATAGACCGGCAAGTTTGACCGATGGAGCAGGTTCAGGAACCACGTGGCTTAGTGAAAACGCACAAATGGCCATGCTTTATGGCAGTTTAATTGAAGCATATATTTATATGAAGGGCGAACAGGATATAATGGCCGCCTATGAAAAAAGATTTGCCGAAGCGATGACAGGCATGAAAATGCTTGGTGAAAACAAAGAAGTAACCGATGATTATCGTACCGGTATGCTAGTGAGGCCGAAACAATGAGTTTCCCTGCACTAGATTTAGATTTAAACCCTGATTTTAAAGTAGAAGTACACACTACTCAGAATCGTGGTTTTACCCCAGAGGAAATTGCAGAAAGATGCGCTAATAAAATTATTTCTATTAGTGACTCTGCAAACCCTGCAATACAGGCACAAGCACACGCCTTTCGTCAACACATTGTAAAAGTTTTAGAATTTTACATGCGCGAAGCGATAAAAAGTGATAGAACAACCGTGTACAACGCAGTGATTGATTCTGGTAATCAAGAACTAGCGGAACTAATTAGGAGACTGTAACCATGGCTTTCAGCGGAAACTTCATGTGTACATCGTTCAAGAAAGAGCTATTGTACGGTGTCCACGACTTTGATCTCGCCAACGGCGATACCTTTAAAATTGCGCTTTACGACAATAATGCGTCGTTTACTGCGGCTACGACTGCATATACTGCTACTAACGAAGTAAGCGGCACAGGGTACTCGGCAGGCGGCGGCGCATTAACTAATGTCGATCCCACTTCATCCGGAACTACGGCACTGACGGACTTTCAAGACGAAACGTTCTCTAGCGCAACAATTACGGCACGTGGGGCATTGATATATAATACTACACCCAACACTACGTCAATTTCGGTAACCAATCCGACTGTTGTAGTTTTGGACTTCGGCGCGGACAAAACATCCACCGCAGGTGACTTTACGATTGTTTTTCCAACTGCTGATGCAAGTAACGCGATTATACGGATAGCGTAATGGCTGACGTAATCGTCCCAATAGGCGGCTGGGGCCGTTCAGGTTGGGGCGCAGGCCCGTGGTCCCAGAGTGGGCTACCACAAGC